TACGAAGAAGGGGGAGTTCCTTGGATGCTATCACACTGAGGGCGATGCTCGAAGCTTTGCTGAACAGCACCTCGAACCTCAGGGAGTGAAGTATTCGATTTCGGAAGTTGTCTGATAACAACCAGCGATAGTCGCTAGAACCTCAGGCCCGGCGGACCCCCTGCTGCCGGGCCTCTTTTTAAGGACATTTCCATGCCTGCCCCTGTTACTAAAGAACACCGTATCTACCTCGCACTCTGGCGGAAGGCTTATCTCGAAAAGGATATTGAACCCCTTCGTATCAAGTGCTCCTCGATCAAAATGGCCCTGCACCATCGACTGGGCCTCTACCGGGTAATCCGTCCTTACCGCACTGGTGAAGCTGTCGATACCATCCTCTGTGACGCGGCTGAAAAACTCGTGCCCTCGATCACCCCGAAGGACGAGCCGGAAATCGCAATCGTCTTCCGCCCCCGCAAAACCCTCGCGGACCTCGAAGCTGCGATCGAAGACCTCGGGATTTCGGACCTTGACCTCCTAACCCCTGAGGAACGCCTTCTCGCTGATGAAGTCGAAGAACTCGCTTCGACCAAACCTATTCCCCGATCCAACCCCTTCTATGAAAGGTGATCTATGGCTTGGAAATACCGCTCTCCGTTCTCCTTCCCGGCTAGATATCCTGAAGCGCTCCGTGAAGCCGTTGCCAAACTCGAAGTTCCGATTCTACTTCACTCTGGCACTCTCCAGTCCGCATATGACGAAGCTGAGCAATTCCGTTACTACCGTTGGTGCCTGAGAAAAAAGCCGGAAGTTCTCTACTCCCTGGCCAATCTCGATCTGACCTATAATATCCGAACTTCCGTCCAAGCCCTCGACCGAGGCCGGGGGCTCTTATACCTCTCCGCCAAGCCTACAGCCCTCTCAGACCTTTCCTCTCTCAACCCGCACCTCGACCGCATAATTGCCGATGCTTGTCAATAACTCTCGGGGATAGAACCAGCCAGATTTTCCCTATTGCATCGTTCTACCTCCTATGACATAACTCTACTCGGCACTCGGAGTTATCCACCTGCCCCAACCACTCTAGAGAAGGAATTAATCATGGCTGAAGTTGAAAAGATCCCCGTCACTATGGAAGATGGCCGTGTGGTCAACTTCAACAAGAAGCAGAAGCTGGTCAAGACCTCGACCATCGGCGAAGACTCGATTGTTATCCAGCTCGACTTCAACAACGGCGCAACTCGCCAGTTCTCGATCCCGGAGAGCCTGCTCGCCCGCTTCGCAGCCCACGGCGCGGAACAGAAGCTTGGCGATGCGATCGCCGGCGAAGCGAATATGGACGACGCAGTTCTCGCTGTTGACGATCTGATCGCCCGCCTGAATAACGGCGAGTGGAACGTCACCCGCGCGGCTGGTTCGTTCGCCGGGACTTCCATCCTCATCCAGGCCCTCGTCGAGGTCTCGGGCAAGTCGGTGGAAGATATCAAGGCCTTCCTCGCCAACAAGACCCAGGCGGAGAAGCTGGCCCTCCGTCGCTCGGACAAGCTTCGCCCGACCATCGAACGCCTCGAAAGCGAAAAGGCTTCGAAGTCGAAGAACGCGGTGGATACCGACACCCTGCTTGGCGAACTCGGCCTCGACGCTCCTGCGAAGAAGTCCAAGTCGGGAGAATAACCGCCCGGTTCCTCCCGCTGGTAGGGGGCTGACCTAACTCCCAGCTTCCCTCCCAAACCTAGCCCCGGTGGTCGGTCCCCTCCAAGCCACCGGGGCTTTTTTGTGTCTAGGGCTTAGAAAAGAATGTTCCCAAATCGGGGCGGATTTGGTATATATAATTAGGGCCGATTTGTTTGGTCCTTATTCGGAGTTAGAACCCTATGCCCAGATTTCTCCACGACATAGCAGCCGAAGTCTACAGCGACATTCGCGCAGGCAATTGGCCCGCGAAGTCGAACTTCGCTGCGCTGCCTTACCTCCGCGCCATGCGAGAACTGTCCACCATCACTGAAAGCTACGGCTCCGATTCTGCAAAGTCGGTTGTCCTCTACTTCCTCTCAAATGCCAGTTCCTGGCGCGGGGAAGTCGCCCGGCGGATCAAGTCCGAACTTCGGGAGATCGTGAAATGACCTTCCAAATCCCCGAACTCTCCGGCGAAGCCGCGAACCTTCTCGAAGCTGTCGACGAACTTGTCGAGAACGGTATCCCCCGTAATACCGCTGAGCCGGTCGTTGAGAAGGTATTCAAGCATCTTGAAATGATCGACGCCGCTATGAAGGACTTCGAGGCTTCCTTCCCACAACTCCAGCAGCGTGTCCTCGCCAAAGTTCTCTTCACCGCAGAGCTGATTAACTGGAGTCAAGGACGTGAACTGTTCACTGCAGTCACAATACAGCAACTCTTCGACTACTATCGCAACGGGGGGAAGTAACCATGTCCGATGATTTCTTTGCCGAACTTGAAGCCGAAATCGCAGTCGCCACTGCGAAGTCGAAAGTCCGCACCGATCGAGAGGCTGCGAAAAAGGCCGCGAATAACCCACGACTGCCTCAAGCCGCGCGCCTTCGCGCCAAGGAGGACTACCTCGAACTTTCCAAAATCCTCGAAGCCGAGGAGTGGCAGATCGTTTCGACTGTGGCCTTGTTCACCGAACAGCAGTGTGATGGCTGCGGCTCCAGCCACCGGGTTTTCCTCCAGTATATGGAGCGACAAGCAATGGTGAAAAAGCCCTCGACGCAGAGGTATCTCCGGACCCCGAAGCCGACAACTGGCGCGCCACTCGAAACTCTGATCCAGCCCCATCGCACCCATATCTGCGCTGACTGCTGCGAGGACCACGGTTTCGCTCTTCTCGAAGCTTCCTACCTCGCGCCGTCTGAAACTGCCGCGAACCTTTCTACCACTTACACCCAGGAGGATATCAATGCCGAGGCCGCTTAAGGTCGATCGGCCCGTCGCTCTCAAGGTCTGGCTTCCGACCTCGATCAACGACAAGGTCAAGCGCGAACTCTACTCCGAAGTCGAGGGGAAAGTCCCCTTCGGCGCGCAGTCGGAGTTGGTTGAAATTCTTTTAACCGAATGGTTGAAAGGCCGGGGGGTGCAGGTATGACCCGCATCCACGCCCAAGTCGAAGTGGTTCAAGAAACTGCCGACGCCGTTTCCGAAACCACTTACATCTTGCTCTCCGGGGATACCTACGAAGAGCTCTTTGCCAAGATCCTTGAGCAGATGAAAGTCAGCTGCGGGAATCATCCCCCGTTCGCTGTAACCATCATCGCAAGCCAGGAACCCTCGAATGCCCCGGCCTAAGTTCACTGTCCAGCCCCAGCGCTCCGACGGGCGCGGCTACGTCCCTTGCGAAGTCCACCGCGCGACTTCGTGGGCTGTTATCCGCACAGAGCAATTCCGCCGGAAGGGGAAGCTCTACACCGCTTCCCGCGTCGTAGACCGCTTCTCTACCAAGACCCTGGCCGAGGGCTTCGCCCATTCTTCCAACCAACGCTTCGAACCTCTCGGGCTTTACAAGCTCGGGAAACGAATCCCTAAGAAAGGAACTTGAAAAATGTGTTATATCGTCACTCACTTACCCCCGATCAAATCCGCAGGCCTGAACCTTCAAGAACTCTCCTTCGAGTTCGAACTCCGCGAAGCTGCTTGCTCCTACGCCGAAGAACTCCTTCTCTCCGGCAGCACCAAGGTCCAGGTCTGGAAGTTCGAAACCTCCGCGAAGATTGAACCGAAGGTAGTTTGGGAATGAGCAATTTCCTCTGCCCGCATAAGATCGAAACCCACCTCTATTGCCCTTCGTGCGTGGAGGATCAATTGGTCAAGGAACGATTTATGGAAGTGACTTCGACTCTTCAAACTCGCGGGCATCGCTACGGTGCCTTTGCTGACAATGCGGCCATCGCTGATGCCCTCCAAACCGTCATTCAAGGCGGCGCGGGAGTCCGCACCAACTGGCCCGACCTCGACGAGACCAAGCGCCAAGCGCTGATCCACATCACCTCCAAGCTCTCCCGCATCCTCTCCCCCTCCGCCGATCCTGAATACAAGGATAATTGGCACGATATTCAGGGCTATGCCAAACTCGGTGAGGATAGCTGCAAAGACTAATTGACAACCAATCTCGAATGAGGGATAACTACTCTCCCCGGCGATAAGCCTCAATCCGAAAGGAACCCCAATGACTGATGAAGTCACTACTGCCCCAACCGACTCGAAGCCTGAAATCAAGCCCACCCCCGAGCAAGAGCAAGCCCTAGCCGAAATGGTGGAGTTTCTTCTCAAGCAAGAAGAACCCTTCCACGTTCTCAAGGGCTACGCTGGCACTGGTAAGTCTTTCTCCATCACGCAGCTGGCTAAGGTCACCCACGAGGACGGCTCCCCGCTGCTCAAGCCCTCGGAGATCTGCTTCACCGCGCCGACGAACAAGGCCGTCAAAGTCCTCCGGGCCTATCTCGACGGGGCTGGGCTGCAGTCCTCCCCTTCCAAAACCATCTACTCCCTTCTCGGCCTCTCTCTCCAAGCCAACGGCGAGGTCAAGGAACTTAAATCCCCTGAAGAACCCGTTGACCTCTCGGGCTTCAAAGTCATCGTCGTCGATGAGTCCTCAATGGTCAACCGCTTTCTCATGGACGCTATTCACGATGCTTATTCAGAGTGGAAGGTCCCCTTCATCTTCATGGGTGATCCTGCCCAGCTCCCTCCCGTCGGGGAAACCACTTCCCCTGTCTGGAAGATCCCTTCTGCTTCCGAACTCACAACTGTCATGCGGTATGGGAACTCCATGCTCGACCTTGCCACCTCCATCCGCAAGGTCGTGGACTCTCCCTTCCCTTCCGTAAAGATCGAAACCAATCCCCCGGTCTACCGCTGGGGCAAAGCCGACTGGCTCAACCGCATCGAGGAAAACCTCGAACTCTTCAAATCCGGCGACGCCAAGGTCATCGCCTGGCGAAATGTCACCGTTGATCTTCACAACAACTATATCCGCGGGCTGATCTTCGGTCGCGCCGAAGCCCGCAAGGACCGCTGGCTCCCCGGCGATAAGATCGTCGCAACTTCCATGCTCAAGAACCTCGATGATGAAGTCTTTATGCGAACTGATGAGGAAGCGACTATCCTCCAAGTCGCTATCGGCCACCATCCAAAGTTCAATGAGTTTGAGATCTTCAACCTCCTTTGCGAGGATGATAACGGACGAAAAGTCACCATCCGAACTCTTACCCCCGAGGGCCAATTCGCCTTGAATAACCGATTGAACGAACTGTCGATGGAGGCGAAATCTGGGAAGAAATACAAGTGGCGCGAGTTCTGGCAACTCAAGGAAGCCTTTAATGAAATCCGCCACTCTTATGCGATTACTTCTCACCGGAGCCAAGGCTCTTCCTATCTGAAAGTCTTTCTCGACCTCGAAGATATCCTGCTCAACCGCAATCGACAGGAAGCTTTTCGCAGCCTCTACGTCGCCTGCACCCGTCAAAGGGAGGAACTCCATGTTTCGTAAGACCATCGTCCCCAAGCCCGACCCGCTGGTTGAAGCGATCAGGGATATGGCGCTGACCGATGCGACACAAGATGACGCAGACCGCCTCCGCAACGCCCTCCCCGAACTGATCGCCGCGCTTGAGGTGGTCGATCTGATGCGGGACGAGGATTGGCTGGCGGAGAGGATCGGCGACACGCTCGATGTTGACTGGCGACCGATTGACGCTGCCCGCGCCATCATCGCCGCTT